CGAGAAATGGGAGCTTGATCTACAAGATCAAAGGCCGAATCAGGCTTTAGCTTACCATGGCTCTCTTGCTTTAAGTAACCTCCGCGGTTTTGGAAAGACTGTTGAGGAGAAACAGGCAAGGCGCCCATGCACTATTGATCTAACTGATGCGAGTAATCGCAACAGCTATGGGTTGTTTGCATGGACGTTACCCCGTTTGTGGATGAGGCGCTTATCGAGTCTTACAAACCGAGAGGTGGAAATTAACCTCAAGGGAAAGAAGACGATTAAGCTGGAGAAATTCAGCGCGATGGGCAACTCCATTACCTTTTCACTCATGACCGCGCTTTACGGGTGTCTGGTCCGCTCGATTTTACAGGAGCGGGAGATGCCCAAAGGTGAGTGGAGGGTGTACGGTGACGACATCATAGTACCATCGTGTGTGTACGAAGAAGTCGTGCATGTACTCAGGCTGATTGGCTCTGAGCCGAACACAGCGAAAAGCTTCCGCGAGGGTTATTTTCGCGAAAGTTGTGGTGTCGATTACCTCCTTGGGTCTTACGTCAGGCCTCTATTTATCAAGAAGCCTATCTTAAATGTAGCTGATGTATATAAGTACCTGAACCTGATCCAGGTTCAAAATCAGCTATGCCCGTTGCGTGCGGAAGTTTGGGCTCCCTTGTATCGCTACTTGAGGAGTTTGATACCTACGCACTTGATGACCTATGGCCCGGTAAGTGAGTACTTGAATGCGTACATCTGGATTCCAGAGTCGCACGCGAATACAATCTCAAGGTTACCACGGGTTATTCTTGCTGAGCGGGAGATAAAGGAGCAGCCCTCTGAGGGTTGGTCTTATCTACGGGCTTTATTGGTAGAGTCATCCGAGGATTCCCATATTCGTGCGGGTCGCAAGACCCAAAACGGAGAAGGGGAGGTTGCTCCACGGGAAGTGGAGTGCACTGGCTCACACGCTGGTCTGGCAACAGATCGTCGTGAATGGCAATGGGTGCGGAGCCCTAGGCTCTGGCGTGGCTCTCTGGCCACGCCTAAGAGGGGTGTAAACCCTTTCGCATAAGTCACCATTAGAT